GAAGCTGTAACTAATACTGATTACAGCGGTGAGATTGCCTCACACGGTGACTCAGTGAAAATTATCCGTGAGCCTTCGATCACTATCAACGCTCTTGAGCGTGGTACTGCGCTGGCAACACAGGATCTTACAGATACCGATTTCACTATGGTTGTAGATAAAGCCAACTACTTCCAGTTCACTTTAGCAGATATCGAACAGGCGCATTCGCATATTAATTTCATGGACTTAGCATCTGATCGTGCTGGTTATGATCTTCGTGATGCGTTTGATGCGGAAGTTTTGGGTTACATGTCTGGTTGGAAAACACCAGGTTCATGGGCACGAAATACAACCACATCTGGTACGAAAGCAAATACTGCCGCTGGTACTGATGAATTGCTGGCAGCAAACAAGCTGGACATCGTAGATTTTGGTGGTTCTGAATTGAACAGTGGTGGCGAAGTAACGTCTATTCCAATCGCCGCTGGCGGTGGAGCAGGTGCTATCACTTCACCATTGGCAATTATGAACCGTATCAATCGTATGATGGATCAGGCCAATGTTGCGACTGATGGTCGTTACTGTGTAATTGATCCAGTGATGGCAGAAGTCTTGATGGATGAGGATTCAAAACTCATCAATGCAGACTTTGGTGGTTCTTCAGAGATCCGCAACGGTCAGCTTCCAGCTAAGATCCGTAACTTCACTATCTATGTATCTAACAACTTGCCTTATTTAGGCAACGGTGCAGGTACAGCCGCCGCAGCGGGTTCCGAAACTAACTTCGGTGTTATGGTTGCGGGTCACGATAGTGCGGTAGCAGTAGCCGACCAGATCGCTAAAGTGGAGACATTCCGTTCTCCTACTACATTTAGTGATATTGTTCGGGGTATGCAACTATATGGCAGAAAAGTTCTTCGCCCAGAGGCGTTGTTCACTGCTAACTATAACCTAGCATAAACTTACTTAGGGGGGCAGGTCAAGTACCTGCCTCTCACTTTATTAAGGTTAACTTATGCCCACTTCTTATATCGATCTTTGTAACCAAACCCTTCGCCGTTTAAATGAGGTGGAGATTGCGGAAGCCGACTTCGGGTCGGTTCGTGGCGTTCAGGCGCTTGTTAAAGACGCCGTTAAAGCGGCAGTAGCTAAGATCAATCAGGCAGAGTTTGGTTGGCCTTTTAATGCTGCGGAAGAAACGGATACTTTGGTTGTAGGACAGACAGAATACGTCTGGCCCCAGTATTTTAAAGTAGCTGATTGGAACAGTTTTCAAATCCAAGCAAACGATAGTTTAGGTGCGGGGTATAAAACCCTTAAAGTCATCGAACAAGATGAATGGTACGCAGATCATCGTGATGCAGACTACACAGCGGGCGTAGCAGGCAGAGACATGCCTGAGTTTGTATTTCCATCCCACGGCAATGGCTATGGCGTAAGCCCTTCTCCAAACAAAGCGTACACTATTAAGTTTCGCTATTTTATGAATTACTCTGACATTACGAATGCAACGGATGTCACCCGAATACCTGAGAGTTATGACACGGTATTAATCGATGGTGCGCTGTACCATCTTTACATGTTTAAAGATAATATGGAGTCTGCCCAAGCCGCTTTCATAGCGTTTGAGAAGGGCATTAAAGATCTCCAGACACTCTACATAAATAATAATGTTTATATCAGAGATACTAGGATCAAATTCTAGATGCCCGATCAGATACAATCCTTAAAAGTAATCTGTAGCGGTGGCCTAAACTCTAACGAAAATCACTTAGATCTTTCGGATAACAGCCCTGGCGCAGCAACACGATTAGTGAATTACGAACCAAGCCTCTTCGGGGGTTATCGTCGTATCGAAGGATATGATGAATTTGATAGTGACTATGGTGAGGTAACTGTAGCAGGTCAAACAACAGGTCAAGGTAAAGTTCTTGGTATTGCCATCTTTAAAGATGATGTAACTAATTCAACTAAGGTGATTGCGGTACGGCAAGACGCTGGTGCAACTACTTATAGCTTCTACTATTATACGGCATATATTGGGTGGCGTAAATTTACCTTAGATCACTCAGTAACCCGCCCCATGACCTTAAACGGTTTGACTGTAACTAAACTACGTCATGCCACATTTAACTTTGGTACAGGTAATCATATTATATTTGTGGACGGGGTAAATCCCGCCATAGTATTTAATGGTGCTAATTGGAAAGAGATTAAATCTTCCCATTCAGGTGGATATCATGCGTCCAATAACACGGCGGGGGGAGATCAAGCCCTTAATGCTCCTGCCCTAGTAGACGTATTTGAAAACCATGTATTCTTATCGGGCCATGAATCTACAAGGGCGGCTGTAGCCCATAGCGCACCTAATGATGCATACACTTGGACAGTTTCGGCTGGCGGCGGTCAGATACCCGCTGGCTTTGATGTTGTTCAGATTAAACCCTTTCGTGATGATCTTTTTGTCTTTGGTAGCAACTCAATTAAAAAGATTAACGTAAACACACAGAATGAATTTTCTCTAAACCAGGTTACGGCAAACGTGGGCTGCGTTGCCCGTGACAGTGTACTGGAAATCGGCGGGGATTTAATGTTCCTAGCGCCAGACGGGTTCAGACCTGTAGCAGGTACAAGCCGTATTGGTGACGTTGAACTTGAGACTGTATCTAAGCCTATTCAGGCTACGCTAGTCGATTTGATTGCAAATGAAGATATGTCTACCTTAAACGGGGTGGTCATTAGATCTAAGTCTCAGATTAGATATTTTATTGGAGACACCTCTAAAGATGCTTCGGACAGCATTGGTATTTTAGGCGGGTTAACAAATAACTCTGGGTCTATTAGTTGGGAATTTAGTGAACTCTTAGGGATCAGAGCATCTTGCTGTACCAGTGGGTATGTTGGAACCACAGAGTTTATTCTCCATGCAGATTATGACGGTAAAGTTTATAAGCAAGAACACGGTACAAGCTTCAATGGCGGCGATATTGTATCCATCTACGCTACTCCGTATTTAGATTTTGGAGAGACAGAGCAGCGCAAAGTAATGCGTAAAATTAATACGTTTATTCGTGGCGAAGGCCCGTTTGAAATGCTTTTGTCCATGACTTACGATTGGGGCGATGGTGCAACACCAACCCCTGCAACTTATTCACAATCATCTACAGGCGCACCTACACGCTACGGCGGTAGGAACATTAAATTTAACGCAACCAACGTACTATATGGCGGCTCATCAAAGCCGATTATGACCAGTGATATTCAGGGATCAGGTTTTGCTGCACAGGCCACCTTTGTGACTGTTGGGCAAACAGAGCCGTTTTCTATCCAAGGAATGGTCTTTGAATTTACTTCGGCAGGGAGAAGATAGCAGATGGCAGGTTACACACGGCAGTCTACTGGGCAGATTATTAACGGATCACCCATTACTGCGCCCCCGCTAAACTCAGAGTTTAACCAAGTAGCGGCGGCATTTAATGCTACTTCAGGCCACTCGCATGATGGGTCTACTGGTAATTCGCCTAAAATTAATTTGGCTACTTCTGTGTCTGGTTACCTGCCAGCCGTACACGGCGGTATTGGGGGTAAGAATAAACTAGATGCCACAACTACGCCTGGAGTAACTAACGATAACTCAGAAGGTTATGCGCCAGGTTCTTTGTGGGAGAATACTAATACTGGTCGTATTTACGTTTGTGTAGGAAATAGTACTGGTGCAGCCGTATGGCGGGAACTGGTACAAGTAACTTCTGGTACTGCTATCCTACCCGCAGCCACTGACACCGTAGACTTGGGTAATAATAGTACCCGCTTTCAGGATTTGTTCCTGAGTGGTGGTATATCAGCAACTGGTAACGTAGCCGCTGGTGGTACGCTAAACATCACAGGAGCAACGGCTCTTGGTTCTACGCTTGGTGTAACTGGCAACACGACACTGGTTAACCTAGCAGCCACTGGCACAACCACAATTACATCGATTGACCTAAACTCTGGTGCTATTGATAATACTACTATTGGCAACACTACCCCAGCCGCTGGTACGTTCACTACGCTGAATGCAAACACCAGCCTTGTAGCTGCTACAGCCGATATTAACGGCGGTACAGTTGATGGGGCAACTATCGGTGCATCTACTCCAAGCACAGGCTCATTCACGACTCTAGGCGCTTCTGGAACATCTACCCTAGCAACTGTTGATATCAACGGCGGCAGTATTGATGGCACTGCTATTGGTGCTTCTAGTCATACCACTGGTAAGTTTACCACGCTACAAACTACAGGAGCAGCTACTCTAGCATCCGCTGACATAAACGGCGGCACAGTAGACGGCGCTACGATTGGTGCTACCACAGCATCAAGTGGTGCATTCACTACAGTGACATCTTCTGGTGGAATTACTGGTACACTAACTGGAAACGTGACGGGTAATGTCACGGGTAACGTAAGCGGTGCAATCACAGGCAACGTCACTGGTGATTTAACAGGTAACGTAACCGCTGGTTCTGGTACATCTACATTCACTAACTTAGTAGTCAACGGCAATCTTAATATGAATGCTGGTACATCTGCTACTATTACTAATCTAACAGCACCCAGTGCAGACTTAGATGCCGCTACTAAAAAGTATGTAGACGATGAAATATCTACTCTTATTGGTGATGCTGGTGCAGGACTTAATACCCTTGGCGAACTGGCTGATGCTCTTAATGATGATGATGATTTCAGCACCACAGTAACTAATAGTATCGCTACTAAACTACCCAAAGCTGGTGGTACAATGACAGGCGCAATAGCCATGTCTACTAACAAGATTACTGGAGTAGGCAATCCTACATCAGCACAAGATGTATCTACAAAAGTATATACAGACACACAGAGAGATACTCGTGTAGCCAAAACAGGCGATACGATGTCTGGTGCATTAGCTATGGGCAATAATAAGATCACTGGTCTTGCTACACCTACGGCTACAACAGACGCTAGTACAAAGGCTTATGTTGATGGTATACTAGGTTCAGCTACCTCTGCTTCTACTTCAGCCGCTACCGCTACAACTCAGGCTGGGATTTCTACTACAAAAGCTGGTGAGGCTGCTTCCTCTGCTTCGGCAGCGGCTGCGGATCGGGCTACTGTAGCATCACTATATGACAGCTTTGATGACCGCTACCTTGGGCCAAAGTCTTCTGCTCCCACTCAGGACAATGATAGTAACGCACTTGTTGTAGGTGCTTTATACTTCAATAGTACAACCAACATTATGAACGTCTATGGTTCGGGTGGATGGCAATCTGCGGGGTCTGCCGTTAACGGAACTTCAGACAGGAAGACTTATACTGCTTCGGCTGGTCAAACCGTCTTCGCTGCTACCTACGATGCGGGTTATGTAGATGTATACCTGAACGGCGTTAAGCAGCTTATGGGTACAGACGTAACAGCTACCAACGGAACATCAGTCACATTTGCCTCTGGCACTACGGTGAATGATGTCGTGGATATTGTGGCTTATGGAACATTCGTCCTAGCTGATCATTACACCAAGACACAGGCAGACGCACGTTATGTAAATGTTGCTGGTGATACCATGACTGGTGCTTTGAATGTACAATCGACTATCACCAGCGATGGGCTGACTGTGGATACAAACACGCTGCACGTTGATGCAACGAATAATCGGGTTGGGATTGGCACGAGTTCGCCTGATAGACCTGTGCATCTATCTAGTGCTGGAACTAGAAACTATTTTAAAGCTGAAACAACTGGATCAGCTAACTCTTCAGAAAGTGGTTTTGAAATAAAAACGCCAAGTTCAAACTGGTTGATAAACAGCTTGGGTGGAACTGATGCACTAATATTTTATGATCTAGGCAATACGTCTGAAGCCCTGCGCATCGACAGCAGCGGAGACTTAACCGTTAAAGGTGGGCGCATTTTTGTCAACGAAAGTGACAATGGCAACACTGCTATTGGTCTTACTAGAGATGCAGATGAAGGTTATGTCCAAGTC